CAAATGGACTTTTTTTCTTACTTTTCAGGTGTGTCCATGCTCGCTCACCCTTTCCTTTTCCTACATAGAAAGGTTCTCGATTCCTGGAGGGATCGTAATAGATATAAGCATAATATTCCGAAGTCATATCCATTATTTATCTTCTAATAGACTTGCTAAGGTAAATAATGTCATGATCGATCTCAATCAAATTAAAGAAAAATTCCCATTTCTTACCGGACTACGTTGCCAGAATCACGAATTCATTGGCATTATACAGAACTCTGATGATAAAATTATCAGTTTCTACGATTACGAATCCATCCGTACTGCCGAGGAAAAAGCATTCTTTCTCGAGCAAGGTGAAATTTGGTGGTGGGAAAGCAATAGAATATTGCCCATCAACATTTTCTTACAAGGGCAAATGATTCCATTTCGCTATTGTATGAAAACTATCGTGAACAAAGATATTGAGATTATGTTTGGACCAATCACCAGTCTAAACAATATTATGAAGAAACGTATTAAGAAACGTCAAATCCAGTTAATTAGAAAAACGGATTAATCTTCGCCATTCCTATAATCCGGAAAATCATCCGGAAATGCCCATTCGTCGTCTCCCCACACAGCACTATTCCATTGTGCTTGTTCGGGGACATAATTGACATGGAATTTTATATCTGCTATCCTAAGATAGGATAGGTCTTCTTCGTCGATATAACAACCTGCACGAGCCACATATAGATTATCACCGTGGTCGATATATTTGTTACCCCACCCATCATATGGTATTCTCTCAATTTGAATCGATGCTATTAATCTTGACATATAATTCCCTTAATGTAATCTCACTATTAGGTCCTTTAGATGTATTTTTCTTAGCCTCCAAAATTCTTAAATTTTTAGGATGACTAATGATAGATGGCGGAACTTCATTATTGAACCCATCTAAGATAGAATAAATGTGATCCACATGAAATGTATCCCGACCTATTTCATAACCATTTTCTTTTGCCCATAGCTGTGAAAGTTTTCGACAAGAATAAGCATACCGCCTAAAGACTTTTCTTTTTTCTTCAGTCAATAATCCAGTCTTGGTTCTTTTGGTAATGCTACTTTTCTTACGCATTTCCGGCGTGCATAATCTTCCAATTGTCGATACCGCTGTATCTATCTTGCGTTGATTAGCTTCCGGTCTTTCCCAGTGCTCTTTAACTCTTTCGGAATGTTCTTCGAGATACTTTGGGCATAGGTGTGGGTTTTCATTACATCTATATTTTCCCATTGTACCAACATGGGTTGCAGAATTCCCACATCTACAAAACTTTCCATCTAAAGAAGAATGTGTCTTCTTATGGTAATGAAACATAGAAGAATTATTTGAAACATAATCGCATGTTTCACATTTGCGTGGATACGTAATACCAGATTGAATTTTATTCGGGCAACCTTTTCTACTCATGATAAACTCCTTCGAGTATTTATCGTTTCAAGAGGTCACATGCTAATCTTGCGACATCTTCTCAACAAGAAGATTTAAATGAATGATAATTGCAAGTGCGTAAGCGATGGAATGGCTGCGTTTGAAACCATATACATCTTCACCTTCATTCTTAACCCACACATTTTTCCTAATCTTATCCCAAGATTCGTGCTGCAGGTATGCTTTACCCGGACGGATGATAGCAAGTATCATTGCCAGATCTTCAACCGATTGTGGTTTATATTTTTTCAATAGATAACTATAACCCTTTAAGTGGAATAGTTGATCTGTAATTTCTTCATACTCAAAGAAGTCCCAGGGAGGTTCCCTGTTGAGTAATTCTAACAAGTGCTCTTCACTGTTAACCCCTTCATACATATTGACATTCAGGATGTCAATCTTGAAATAACCATACTCCTTTGCAATCTTATGGTCAATAGTTGAAATGTTAGTTACAGGATCACGGGGAATATTCTGAAAATAAACTCCAGTATTATGCTTATCGTGCTTGCCTTCTGCACGATCAATTCGTCCGTAGATACAATCGAGATTCTTCAGAATCTCTTCACGATTAAAAACATCTAAGTCAACGTCAGTCGTTATCTTCATACTTAGTCCTAATTAGTAGTTCGTCGACTTTAGAAAATCTTTTTTCCTGCGGTATAATATCATACACCTTACCAAATTTCAGAGTAAAGATTACTAAGTCTTCCGGAAATAATTGTATTGATCTATCATTGTTGTAGATACGATACGTACCTTTCTTAAGATTTTCTTTAAACCAAGCGGTATATTTAATTACTTCTTTCTGACGTGCACGATAAGGATATCCGCCGGCGTAAGATCGTAGCCTAATACATACATCTTTAAATTCTACGTGAGTAATATCTGTCATAATCCAGCTTGTTCCAAAAGTGTACGAATATAATCAACGTCCTCTTCGGCCTTCTTAAACTTCTTCATCCAAAATCCAGGATCAATTACACTACCGATCATCTTTCCGTGATCTTCAGTAAACTTTGATTCTAGGTTTGCGCCGGATCCTGCAAGATACAATACCCAAGGACTAATTTTACCTGTCTTAATCATATGTGATGCCTCATTCGCCGACACCTTATTAAAGAAATCGTTAAATGGCACACCTTCTTTTTCACACCAATTCATAATCTCTGTAATGGTGCGTTCTGTTGCTGAAACAGCCGGCTCCTTTTTTATCATATCTTCGATGTAGATATAATAGATATCGTCCTTTGTCCAGTCCTTTAGCTTTACACCATTCATCAGCAGAAAGTCAATAAATTTATCGGGATGAAGTGGTTTAAGATCTGCAAGATGGTGGCCAAATCTAACAAATTCAATGTAGTATTGACTATTGATAAAATCATCTGTCGACTTTAACTTCTTAGTCTTCATTGTTAAATCATAGAAGCGCTGGAAAGCCCTAAATCCAAAACGCGATCCAGGGGTATCGATCTCCATATGTCTGCGCTTTTTAACGCACATATGAGTGGCAAGTGTGTTTTCTTTATGAAACTTTGTTTCACAGAACTTGCATTGATAGTTCTGTTCCATTTTACTTTTGAGTGCTAACAAGATTATTTTCCTTTAGCATCACCCTTGAACAATTCTTTGATAGTCTTATCGTCGTATCCATTATCCTTAAAGAACTCTTCTAAGTCCTCTTGGGTATTTATACGCAGCAACATCTCCAATTCATCATCGCGAAGTAATGGATAATGTTCTAGAATTGCTGCCTCGACTTTATTTTTCTTAATGCCCTTAGGTGGTGCAATCCACGGGTGAAACTGCTTCTTACCTGTCCCGCATAATGCAAGTAATTTCCATTGCAATTCGGGATGTTTAGATAAGTTATTGAAGTTGTGATTTACTAAATCATTAACCATCATTATATGATGTTCTGCGTTATTTTGCGAAGAACTCATAAACCGCATCAATACCCAGATGCCGATTTCCTTTTTGTGTTCGTCGGATAAGTCCCTGTAAAAGTTCTTGTTACCAAGATCCATAGCAGGAAGTTCCATTTGAAGAGTAAGCGTGCTTTCCTTCTTTTTCTTCTTTGTTACTTCTTCTTTTACGGCATCGGGATTCGAATCATAGAATCCTTCTAGCCAATCACCGACTTCATTATTCAAAGAGTGCTCCAATATCGATTACATCTGGAAGTTTACTTACTTCCTTTACAAACAATACACAATTAGGATGCGGGGTATCTTCTAATGGAACTACAAGAATATTACCGTTCTTAAGTTTAGGGAAGAACCATTTTACTTCAGCATACACATTTGTGATGTTAATTTCCTGTGGACGAGGAACCATATGGCGTAAAGGATTAAATACCATTGTATGGAATCCACGATCATTTAAGCTTGTTAATGGCATAACTTCTAAATCACTATAGTCATCGTCGCACACAAGTATAGACCAATCCAAGGGCATCTGTACAGTGTATTCGCCAATCCGTAACACAACTGCTGGAGCATAAAAGCTTTCTAAGAAAATCAATGGGATAAAGAAATAATCTGGGTTCTTAGGATCGGAATAATCCATTACGCAATATCTAATGTCTTCAATCTCATTGGGAATCTTATCTAAATTGTATGCTCGGTTTTCGTTTGTTAAAATATTCATCTTAGTCCTATTGTTTTTCTATGTTCGTCCCACTGTTTTTCAAGTTCTGCCATATCTCTTTTTATCTCAGTTCTACCTATGGATATTTTACCTGCTGGAATTCCGCACCTTATAAGATAATCACAGAGCATATTTTCAATACCAAGATGCCGATAACCCATAAGGGTCAGTGACATCGCAGTATCGGAATTATCTTCAATATGAAGATTTATCTGGTCTATATTGTGTCCAGTTCTTTCTTCACAGGTAACTACTAATTCATTAGCTTCAAAGAATGTCTTTATAAGGTCTGCGTAACCCCAAGAAATTTTAGTTTCTAAAATCATTAGTATTGCACTTTCTTAATTGTATATGGATACTCTGCCTCAGTGTAGAATTTCTTTCTTTTTGTCAAATGTCGCTTAGAAAATTTGCAGTTTGAACATACATCGTAAACATTCACGAAGTCTTTATCTGGTGCAACACGAATACCTCTACCGATACTCTGAATTACGCGAGTAAAACTTTTTCCTGCCTCGAAAAGGACTAAGTTAAAAATACGGACAATGTTGATACCCGTAGACGCCACACCATAAGTAGCAATAATAACTTTTCCATCAACTTCCTGAACTTCTGCGTATTCTTCCTTGCGATCTTTTGACTTCATCTTGCCCGACACGAAGATTGAATCGGGTATCATTGATTGTAGCTTTTCGCCAGTCTCAATGCGATCAACCAAGATGAGTGTACTGCCGGATTCCGACATCTTTTCGATGGCACCGGCTAGATATTTTAATCTTGCCTGACTTGTAGTCAACCATTTGAGTTCTGTTTGATAATTATCAAAGACCTCACCAACATCCTGTAATTGCCATACGTTCACGTGAAGTTTTGCAAGAATGCCTTTCTCTTGCAATTCCTTTGTGTTGATTTTACCAAGCAATGGACCAATACAAGAAACTACTGCAACTTTGTCTGCATCTTCTTCTGGCATTGTACCAGTTAATCCCCAACGAATTGGAGCATTAGCTAAATAAGTCGATAATAATTTTCTCAAGACGTCCGCTTTCGCTTTGTGGACTTCGTCCACGATCACGCACACGACACCTTCGAAGAAAGCGTTTATATCAATATCTAATTCTTCGATCTTTGATTTCTTGCTTAGACTTTCTAAACTTTGCCACGTGCAAATAGTATGAGTCTTTTCATACTCCTTTCTATCTCCAAAGAATACGCCTACATCAAGCCCAAGGTTAATAAAATCCTCCTCGGTTTGCGTCACTAAATCCTTCGTCGGCACAATCACGATGCTACGACCGTAGGGTTGCACTTTATGGCTTAGGATTGCGGTAATAATGGTCTTTCCTGCGCCTGTTGGGGCAATGTTTATACCTGTGATATTGTTAAGATAAGAGTTAATTACCTCTGTTTGGTGATCACGCAGCATAACTGGTTGACCTTCACGAGTATGTCCTTTTGGCCACAATATATGCGCGTAACTATCATCTTCGATTTCTTCAAATTCAAACGTGGTAGTATTCACACGCTGATCATCGATTTCAATCTCATATCCTTCGGCTTGTACAATCGGTAATAAGATATCGAGCAGGTTTAGGTAAGAACGGCCACCAATTGTACAGTGACTTGCTTTACCATTCCATCTACCCAATCTATATGCCGGTTGATACTTTGCACCTGGAATAAAATATTCCAATGCTTCTACCATTTTGCGACGTGTGTTGACATCAAGTCCATCGAACTTGATGTTTACTTCGTCTTCAATTACTAAGGTTGCTGTTACCATATTTTAATCCCAGGCCGAGGGATAGTTATCCCGAAACATACTTAACATTTTCAATTTTTTTTCATCCTCATTTGAAGAATTATCTAAGATTACAGGAAGTAATTTATCGACTAAATTCTTAGCGATATCCCTTCTCACCGAAGGTCCACCGTGTTGTGCATCAGATCTAATCCTCGATAGATGGGATTGAATCTGGCAGATTGACAACGATTCAATCCCATCAAAAATTTCTCGAAATAAATACTGAAAATTATCATGTCTATATTCCCTCTTCTTATATTCCTCTATCTGTTTCTCGAGTTCGAATATTTTTCTATCTTTTCTTGTCAAAAAAAGTCTTATCCTTAAAAATAATTCGTAAAATATTCTAAATCCAAACCACCAGTATCTTATATTTCGACCGCCCTCCGGAAATAACCAAAAGAAGATCATCAATGGAATGGCAAATCCTGCAAAAATAGCCATAGTTATAGTTACCATGTTGACAGTCGCTGCCGACAATGTACATAGATATATCAACGGATATTTTAAACATAAATCTAATGGATTCATTTCTTTTTCTTTCCTTCCGACATATTCCGTCGTGTTTCATCTGTATGTTTGTATCCAGTAAGTGCTTTCTTAATCTTTTCAGCAAATTCTGGTGGCCGTTTAGTTCCAATTAAATGGTCGTTACCTACTTCAGATCTATGTTTAGCAATTGCTGCCATTCTCGGATCTGTTTCTTTAGTAAGACCTTTATTCCAGGGAGTCCTACCCTTCATCACCTTGCTTCTATACTCGGAAAATTCCGGAGAACGTTTTAATCCTGTCATCTTCTTTTTTGTTTCTTCAGAATGACCTGTATTAATCCATCGATCTTTATCTTCACCGTGATAATGCTTGTTAAGCAATAAAGGATGTTTCCAGTGTTCCCTAATTAATTCTTGTTCAAAATCATAGGCATCTTTCTTATCGTAGAATTCTGCAAGGACTTCAAAATTATAGTTATCAAAGTCCTTGCGAATAATCCGCGAAGATGTAAAATATTTTATTCCCAAATCATCTATAGACTTTAAACCCAAAGAAACATTCTTAGACCTATACCCAAAATAGTATTGTCCTGTTTCTTTGTGAACTAATTTATAGACATAGGGTAATATCATATACTTGCATCATCCAATCCTGCGACCCGCAATTTTATAATATGACCGGTCATCCAGTTTTTCGCTTCAAAACCTTTGGTTATTCCTAAAAACTTATTTCTTAGCAATGCCACTTCATTGACCAAAAGGGTAGTATCAACAATGGATTGAACACCATCTACATACTTTTCCGCATCTCTGGAACTTAACGCCTTATTGTACGCTTCTAAGAATTTCTTAAACTCTGCAGATCTTTCTTGCTTGAGTTTAATGTTTAGATATTCTAGAACTGCTTCAATTTCTTGCAATTGTGCAAAACGCTGTTCTACCAAACCAGGAAGTTCGCCAGCGTGGCGCTCGAGAGATTTTCCCTTTAAGGAAAGTTCTTTTCGTGCAGTTTCTAATTCTAATTCGTAGTAGTCAATAAATGCGGTAATCTGAGATAAGTCTGCGGTAACTTTATAGTACCAATTACTCACTGTTTACCTTTCGTAACAATCTTGAGATAGTCTAATTCAAATCTTAACTTCATCATCTCGTAGTTGCCGGGTTCGTAGGGACTCGAATGTCGGAGAATACTTTCTATCTCCTCCATACGAATCTCATACTTTGTCATCTTAAGCCGTTTGATTATCTCATCGGCTTCTTTGTCGTTCATAACTTATAGTTATCTCTGATCTCGTTTCTCAGTTTTACTTGCCCCGGAGTATATTTCAATGCATCAAACGTTTCCTTTGGCGGTGCCATATCATTAGCATCAAAATATTTTTCAAGTTTTATATCTACTATAGCATCAATAAAACCAGTTACAGAATATAGGTTACCTTTATCTGTACGAAAACAAGCCGTTGCCTTTTCTGGAGTGTCTACTGAATTAGCATAAAGAACAAAATCTGTGATAATCATAGTTGATGAACCCTTCTAATAGCAATTTCCATCGCTTGCACCAGTAACGATGCTTTCTGCGCGCGTGACATCAATACTCTTTTAATAGCCATAGCACGAGGAGGGACGCCTAGGTCTTCTGCTATGGCCTTATGTACCCTAGTCAGATTTACTGGCTCTGATATCCAAGTTACGTAGTCCGCGCCGACAGTTGTATTTTTCATATTTTCTCTAAACTGTTGGACCTGCGTATAAGATTTCAGAGCATCCTTGCTTTTGATTACTTCTAAGAGTAATTCGCCTGCTTCAGTAGCCGTAGCTATCGTGGTCATCCTCGATCTCCTCGTCTTCGACATCGACTGCTAATGTGCTTCGAACTGCTGCGCGCATTTCCTTGTCTAAATCTTCTTCTAAGAGTTCTTCATCTACTAATCCAAACTCGTCAAATACAACAACAAGAATATCAGCAACTTCTAAACGTTCTTTAGGAGCAACGTGAGACTTAATTCTCGACCACAATTCTAATAATAATTCGTGAGTGTCATTTACCATTTTATACCTCTTCTGTCACAAAACTTACTGAAATTTGTGCATCGGGATTTGTATCCTCATCTGGCACAATTGCTTGTAAGTCATCCTTTGTGAATTCATTCATTATAATCTTCATACTTTCAACATCAGATTTCCACTCTTTCTGGAACATCTTAATTCTCTTACCTGTAATTTTAGAAGTAAAGACGTAGCTATTACCTTCCTTTACAAGTACACCCGACTTTAAGAATAAGTCAAATAATCCGGAAATTGGATTCATACCTGTTTCCCAGGGAATATCAATCTTAATAGATTCGAATGGTTTAGAATAGCGTGTCTTAACAACCTTACAAGTGGCACGAATACCACGAATTTCGGTCGATTTGGAACCGTCATCTTCTTCCTTAAGCTTGTACTTTTTCATTGCAACTACAATACTGGAAGCAAAGATAAATCCTGAACCACCTGAAATCTTATCGTCGGGGTCAAACATATCCTGACTTGCATATGTGTGATTTGTTACAACCATACCCATATTTAAGTCACCAAACATATTTACGCAATTTGAAACAAACGCCTTTAGTTGTTTAGCCTTACGACCCATATCTCCCTTCATATCGCCTGCCTGGAACTGATTGATTTCAGTTGGAGTCAGTAACATACCGAGTGAGTCAATAATGAATAGAATCTTCGGACGTTCTTCACGGGGAAGGTCCATATGATTTGCTTTGTAGTCGGTAACAAATTCGTGCACAATCTTTGCAACATCATCAATCATCGATGCGCTAATACGAAGCAATTTTTCTTCGGATGTATCGACACCGAGTGGTTGTAGCCATCCTTCGTCGAGTGCATTTTCGGTGTCAATCATAACAACAAAAATACCCTGTTCCTGCGCTGCTTTTGCAATGTTACCAGA